TACACCACCGACTGTCTTGAATGCGTCACGGTTCTCTACTTCCCAGATGAATGGGGTAGACTCCAACTCAACAGGATTACCGTTGACATCTTTAGGATTAATCAACTCGACATTGCCAAGCACTACTCGTACACGCTTGATTGACTTGATTAACTCTTTGGTAGCTTCGGGTAGTGAAGCATAGTCTTCAATCCAGCCAGCAGGTTTGCCACAGTTGTAGCCACCATCGTTATCCTTCAAGTCCATGTTAAGGGTATCAGCCATAACAGTCTTAACGTAACGATTAGGTTTGCCAGCACTGCCCATTACAAACTTCTTGTACATGAAGCGTTGCATGAATGGCCTGACAATAGCAGACTCAGCGTAGTAGGTAGGGCCATCTGGAATCTCCAGCTTGTATGTACCTGCCTTAACCAAGATGCTCTCTGCACCAAGAATAGCAGAGTGGTTGATGCGTAGACGAGCAAGGAACATACCCTGCTTCTTAGTGGTTGCTGCTTCGTTAGCCATGCCCATAGCTTTAGCCATCTCAGCGTAGTTGTTCGTATCAATTGTTGTAAGTTCAGTCATATAATTAACTCCTTTTCAGTTGTGGAATGCATAGTTATATCAGGTTACGTCCTTGGTGTCAAGCCAATTCGGGCCTATCTTTGCCTCTAATAATAGAGGTACGTTGAAGTCAACTCCCCACCGTAAAGTGATGAGTTCAGGTAGTGCATCATTAGTAGCAGCTATGACATTGATAACCTGCGCTTCTTCGTCAGGGTGTACGTCAATGACAATACTGTCATGCACTGAGTTCACTATACATGATTGCATACCCTTTAGCAAGTCATCAATGTGCAGTAATGCAATAGGTACAATGTCTGCAGTAGCGAATGATTGCACAGGGTAATTCTTAATCTGTGTAAAGTGAGACACACGCCCGGTAGATTTACGTACCACATCAGGGAACGCAAACTCTCTGCCACTAGGCGTGGTTATCTTTTGTGTGTTCACAGCTTCTTTAGCCAGTCGGGAGTGCCAAGCGGCAACTCCTTTGTACTTTGCTGTGAAGTGTTCGTAGTATGCTGCTTCGGCTTTGCTTCTGCCGTATCCTGTCGCGCCGTAGAGTGGAGCAAACGTATGCGCCTTCGCATCCTGTCTACTCGTAGGCTGACCAGCATCACTAATAACTTTAGCGGTGTATGCATGTACATCAAATCCAGTAGATACTTCTTCAATAGCCACCTCATCCTGTGATAAGTATGCGGCAGTACGAAACTCAAGCTGCGCAAAGTCAGCTTCCATTATCTTACCACCATCCCATCGTGACACAAACACTTTCTTTACAGGGAACGTGCCGCCACGTGGCATGTTCTGCATGTTAGGGTCAGCACCAGAGAAGCGACCAGTTGATGTGCGATGCTGTAACAGACGCACATGCAGCTTGCCATCACTCTTAGTGTATAGCCCAATGCCATCAACGAATGATGACAGGTAGGTATCGACAGCAGATAACCGCCGTACCTTGTATAAGAAGTCAACTGCATCATCCAGTCCTCTGGACTTAGCTGCTGATTCCAGTACCTCTAGGTTCTGCTTGCTAGTGGAGAAGCCGTTAGCACTTGCCCACTTAGGTGTAGGTGGCTTGAACTTCAGCCCCGCCACATCCACAGTAGGTACAAGCAGATAACCCCGCCCACTACAGTTCTTACAGCCTGTGGGTCTAGCAAATGGTGTTCCATCTTTCTTTACCTTTCGTATCTGTCCAGTGCCGTTACACTCACGGCATTGCTGCGCTACTGTCTTTTGTACACGCTCAGTACCACCAGCAATCAGGCTGCGAAAGTCTGCATCTGCCATGTATGGGTCAATAGCATTACCCCAATACGGTTTGTCCAATACCTTGCGGCTGTAGATAACCCAAGACAATTGCTCTGGGCTGTTGAGGTTGATAGGTGTATCACCCATCAGCTTACGTACATGAGCCTGTAAGTCAGTAGTAAGTTGCTGCTTCTCCTGCTCAAACTCACTGCGTACCTCTTCTAGCTTAGTCAAGTCAACGGCAAAGCCTGTCTGATATATCTTAGTCAAGCATTTAGCCACACGGTTAGTCAGTCGTGCAGTAGACAGCAGCCCTGCATCAGCAGTAGTGTTTAGTCTATACCATAACTTATCAGCAAGCTGCTGGGTAGCGTGAAGGTCAGCAGATAGATACTCACACAACTCGTTGTATGGTATGTCTCGTGTACTGTAGCCCTGCTTGAAGTACTCCTTGAGTGTATCCTGCTTCTTCGTATCTAACTCGTAGCGTTCTGCACAAGCCTCTAGCGATAGAGGTTCCTTCAGTCCACGCTGCAAGACATACTCAACAAGCATAGTATCAAACACTGCACCATCATACTTGAAGCCTGACTCCCATAGCCATAGCAAATCATGTGCCACGTTGTGACAGATGAGTACAGTAGCTTGGTCAAGATACCACTGCACACGCTCATGGTAGTCAGCTTGACTAGGTACATCAGCATGGTCAAAGGGAAAGTGCTGCTCAACACCTTGGTCATTCAGTACGCCCACCATAGTCAACGAGTTGTTAGGCTCAAAGGGGTCTAGGTGTAGCTTACCACCACGCTTGGTGACTGTGTTCTCTACATCAAGTACTAGCTTCATCCTTCGTACCTCGCTGTCTGATAGTTTAGTTCACAGTTCACCATGCCATGCCAGCCATTCAACTTGTTCTTGACGATGTTGATATGGCGTAGTGGGCTTTCTTCTTCCTGTCCTTCTACGGTAGGTGACTTACCAATCAGTATCATCAAGTCAGCTTCAGCAGCCTTACCTGTACGTGAGCCTTCCATCATTGATTGGTTAAGCTGCGCCCGACCTTCAGCATCTGCTGATAGCTGTGACATATAGAATACGGCACAGTCATAGGTCTTTGCAATCTGCCTAGCGTAGATAGCACAAGCCTTCAGTGCTTCGTCTGGTCTGGCATAGTTACCTGCCACACCAAACTTGTCACCCATGTCTAGTACTAGAATGTCAGGCTTGAATGATTTACATACAGACTCAACCCACGCCATGTCTCTACCACCTGCATCCTTAATCTTGATGTTGTTCATCACAGGTTCGTACATGTGCTTGGCCTTAGTCATGTCATCTCGCACCTCTCGTGCTGTCATTCCAGCCGCTGCTGTTAGGTATCTAGCACCGACACGATGGGTAGGCTCTTCATTACATAGGATGATACACTTAGCACCCTGTGAGGCAAACCCACCCGGCGCAGCAATCAAGCTGGCATGGAAGGATGTCTTACCAGTGTTAGGTCTAGCACCTACTTCGATAAGCTGACCACCAGACACACCCTCTATCTTGCGGGTGACTGATGGTATGTTGAATGCCCACTTAGCTTCCAACTCAGCTTTAGCCATGAGAGTTTCGATAGTGATATCATCCCATTCGATATTAAGGTTAGGGATGAAGTCATCACCGTATCTCTCAAGCAAGTTACGCAATGCCTCTAGTGTAGAAGCATCACCGTTGACCATATCGAATCCGATATTAGCAACGTCTTCTCCAATTACCTGCTGGAATAGTTTGGATAGCACCTCTTGTGCTATGTCACTACCCATAGGCTGCTCACGCTTCACCTGTGCAAACAGGCTACTGTATGAGGCTTTCTGTGCCGTAGTCAGAGTAGGATTGTCAGACATAAACAATGCCTCAATCTCATCTGGTGATACGGTACGCTCATATTTGTCCATAGCTGTGTCGATAGCTTTCTTAATCTTTCGCACATCACTACTGAACAAGCGGTCAGGACACTTAGAGCCACGATGGTCATCGTAGAACTCCTTGTCCATCAAACTTCTAATCAGTGATAATTCCATTTAGCTTCTCCATATCTTCGGGGTTACGATATTTCAAGTCATCAGTCAAACGTAGGACACGAACATCGTTCACGTATCCACGTAGTTCCTTTGCCATCTGCAAAGTCTTGGGTAGCGCATCGGGGTCTAACGCTATTACGGCTGTCGAGAACTGCGAGAGATACCTTTTATGCGACTCTTGCAAACTTGTTCCAAGAAGCGCAACCCCGACAAAGTTACCGTAACCAACAACGGCTGCACTCACACAGTCCTCAACAACAACTGCGACTTTACCACACCCAGAGGTATAAGGCAAGCCACTTTTTCCATATCGTTTCCATTTAGGTAGACGCTGCCCAGACAATGACCTGCCTGTACCATCTACCATCTTACCTTCTTGCATGACAGGGAATACCACACGGCTTTCCTTTACGTCATACAACAAACCTAATTCATCTATATCCAATCCCCACTCAGCACACCACCTGTTCATGTACACATTGTCACGATGCGGTATGATGTAGGTAGGTAACTCAAAGGGTATGACATCATTAGCAAAATCTTGTGCATTACCCATGCCAGCCCTGATGTCCTCTACCGTCATGTGAACACGAGTGCCACCCTTGACACCACATGACATACGATAGCAGTTCCACACCAAGCTACCCATGTTGTTAGTCACAGTAAAGGTACGCTTGCCACAGTTAGGACAAGCCATTCTCTTAGTATGACCATTAGGTATATCTAATTCACTTACTATATTATATATGTTCATAACTATATCACTTTCTCTGCGGCAGTTAAGTGCTTTTACCATAGGATTTACGAGTTGTCAACGCATTATTTGCAGAGGCATATGTATTTTTCATGTATGGTTTTACTGACTGTGGGTTACTATGTCCTGTAACCGACATGATTTGTCCCATAGGGACACCAGCTTCAACCATCTGTGTTGTACCTGTCCTTCGTAAGTCAGACAGCCTGAGTTCATCAGACAGCCCAGCTTCGCGCATGACAGCCCTTCCAGCTTTAGACAGTCTCTCCAAGCTATAAGGATGGTACTGCCCCTGTACAGGGCTTGTGCGAGGAACAACGTACTGTTGAAAGCCAAAGTCTTGCTCTTGTTGCACAAGCATCTCAAGCAAGTCATCTTCTATGGGTAATGTTACCTGTGACCTACGCTTAGATTGCTCAAGATAAAGCTTGCGTTCAGCCAAGTCAAAGTTATCCCACGTCAACAGGCGCATGTCACCTAGTCGCTGACACCATTCGTATGCCATGTGTACTATTAGGCCAAGGCTACGCCATTCAAATGTACTATATGCGGTGTCAAGGAATTGACGCACATCATCCTCAGTCCACACAACCTTGCGTTGTGGTGGTGTCTTACGCTTGACACTGGCAAAGGGGTTGACCATTGCATACTCCATGTCAATAGCGTAGCGATACACGATGGATGACACAGTACAGATGTGATTGGCGAGGCTGATGCCCCGCGCAACCCAATCTTCGTAAGCGTGTTTAGCTTGCTTGCTTGTCAACTCATCGTACTTTACATCACCAAATTCTTGACACATTACACGCAGAAAGTATTGATAGTCTTGTTTAGTTCTGTCTCGTAACATACTGAAATCATTGGATGTATAGTATTTGTCAACTAGTTGCTGCACTGTCTTCATAACGCTCTCCTAATCTCTGTGTCCATAGGCTTCAGCATCCTCACCATTTCTGACAACACACCCAGCGGGTGCTTCATCACAGTTGGGGTAGCTGTAACAAACAACGTGTCTATCTTCTTCATAGACTTGTTCTTTTATTACCTTGAGTTTGCCGCTGCCTGTTAAGTTATAATAACTTGGTATACAAGCACCCGCTAACATGGATAGGAACTTTTTCTTTGCGTCATCTATGGTTTCTGCTACGACTTCTGCATGTACCATACCATCTACAGACCAAGGACGAAACTCTATAGTGTACTTGGTAAACTCAACGCAAACATCCTCATCATCATCATTTATATCTGTCATGCTGCAATCAACTCCTTGAACTGTGTGCTTTCAATCCACTGTGCTACCTTGGCCTCACGCTGAAACATATTGACTGCCTCAGTATCGCCAGCAGTATTACGCAGCTTGAAACCATTACGCTCATCAGCATAGCTTGCATAGTTAGTAAAGGCAGAGTACAACGCCCAAGCATTGTGTCCTCTGGTGTTAGCTTCCTGCTCATACAAGCGCAGCATCTTGTCTGCTGTCTTGTCTGACTTCAGTAAGGATTCAAGCATAGGCTTGACATCACCAAAGAAGATAGGCTTGTTAGCCCAGCCTTGCAGACGCTCAGACTGTGCATAGAAGTCCTGCTTGCTACGGTTAAGCTGACCAATGAACCTGTCGAGGCTAAAGCCACTGGTATTCTTGCGGCGTACCTTGTCATGCTCACCACGCACCATGCCATTGGTGCAGAAGAAGTCGATAGCACCAAACAATACAGTGTTTGAACACGTACCGTCCACACCATGCAATGCAATGATGCGCTGTGCTATCTCAGTCTCATGCTTTGGGGTAGTAATCTTGGCCTTCACATTAGGCAACGTCATGTCCATCATGGCCCAGCCATTGTGATGGGCATCACGCCATGCAATGTTAGCACCGTCCACCTCATGCGAGGAAAGGTTCTCTGTCACTGCGTCCATGACACTACGGAAGAAGTCACCGTGTGATGCACAGGTGAAGTCTTTACCAACAATAGCAATGGGTTCGCCAGTGTTGCGATTGATTACATACTTTTTGTCACTAACTCTAGTGGGTTCAAAGTCTACCTTGAAGTCAAGGTTCTCAGGAATATATTCTAATGGCATATCTAGTCTCCTTTCGTTTGTGAAGATGCAGTTATATCATATAACGTAGCATCGGTCAAGTGGCATCCTCATCCCACTGATAATCTACGTACCAGTTTCGTACAAAATCTTTATCGCTTGGCTGAACCAAACCGAAACGCCTAGCAAGAAAGTCATCAGCACCATCTAGTTCACAAATAGTATCGTAATCAATGCCTACCTTATCGGATGTGGCAATGTTAAAATCCTTGATAGCATTGATGATGCTACGCACACGTTCAATCTCATGGCCTTCTAGTTCTATCTTACACTCTTTACTTTTCATGTCACTTCTCCTCTACAAGTTTGGTCAGCAGTTCCTCAATCCTACCCATGAGAACATTGATTGCAGTCGCAATGTGTCCTGTGTCGGTAGGTTGCATACGTGCTTCCAGTTGTCTCACCTCCTCAATCAAAGCGAGAATGTGTTGTTTATGTGCTTGTCTGTTCATTTTTTAAGTCTCCTCTTATGTCATGTGCCTTATCCTCTAGCAGATAGGCAATCTCATTGGCGTAGGCATCGTGTAGCGTACCATCCCTGAAACAATTAGCCCAATGTTCTAATGCATTAGCATATTCTTCCATTACATCCTCCTTATATGAATTAATCACGTCTTGTTCTACTTCGTATGCCTCTACAGATTCAGCAGTGCCAATGTGTCCACCTGTCAGGTTTGACCACTCCGAATAGGCATTGGCCTCTGCCTCTGCCAGTGACTCGCCTGATACAATTACCCTGCGTTCCACTGTACCCATTACAAGTATTGCATATGTTTTCTCACTCATGTTAATTCTCCTTCATCCATGTGGGCATATCACGGCCCTTGTTGTACCTAGCAAAACTCATCTTGTCTACCTTGTAAAAGGCACGATACGCAGTGATAGGCCAGTCCTCATCTGTCTTGCAGTCATCATGTCCACTGAAACATTGTGGGTGGGGTGTTACGTCACCGTCTGGTAGCAGATGACGCCCCTTGTACAATGCAATGCTGTGCTTACCTGCACCATGCCACTTGCCATACCTGTGGTGATACTCACACAGCATAGATGTATACAGGCTGTAAGCCCAGCGGTAATTGGCACGGTTCTCCATAGCCCACAGGGTACAGGGATGCTTCTGATGCACAGGCTTGTATAGCCCACGTTCTTCTGC